TATAGTGATAGTAATACACATGAAGATCAATATCTTAGATTTACTTACAGAAAATATTTAGGCACAGACTGTAAAACATCAAAAGAAAACGTAGCAATTAAACAACAATTAGAATTAATGAAGATGTGTGGTAGAGTTAATGCTAATCCAAGTCTAGCATTAAATGAAAACTTTGCCTTACTTGTATCTAAATGCAGGGGCGTATCTCCTGCAGGAGATAATACTAGACCTGCGGATTCACAAAGTTTGTGGGATGACATGAAAGATGACTATAAAAAAGAGAACCCAGATGTTAATTTAATGGGAGATAAGTTCATAAACTCAGGAAAAAGCAAATTGAAAATGCCACCAGAAGGGTATATACTACCAAAACCAAAACCAAAAGATGAGTAAGAAACCATTAAATATATCTGAAGAAGCAGCAGTGCAAATGCCGATGAAGACAGTTGCTAGTTTGATAATTATCGTAGCACTCGGAACCATGGGCTACTTCCAGATTGTAGAGAGATTAAATGTTGCAGACACTAGACTACAACTGATGGAAAAAGATTTAGAAGAGAACACAGAATTCAGAATTAAGTGGCCACGTGGACAACTAGGTTCATTGCCCGCCGATTCGGAACAATTCATGATGATCGAGGATCTTTATAAGTCGACCGATAAACTAAATAAACATATTGAAAACATGGCATTAAACAAAGTTAATATAGAATTCTTACGTAAACAAATGGACAAAGTTTTAGAAGACATTGAAAAATTAAAAGACGCAAATAGGGAAATACATTATAAAAACGGTAACGGACAATGATAGAATCAATAGTGGCCCTGCTAATGTTTGTAAACGGAGAGATTAAAGAACACTTGATCCAACCTGAGGGAATGGCTCAATGTTTACGCGGTAAACGTGAGGCGGAGAGAACTTTTTCAGAATCTATATCTTACAAATGCTACAAGGGTAAAGCAAAAATAGAGCTATATCAGGGAAGAAAATATATTAAATCTCTAATTTTAGAGTAATGAAGAAAGCTAATAAAAAAAGAAATCCGGTTGCAAAGCAGCTTAGACATTTCAAACAAAAAGTGATAAAGAATAAAAAACATTATGACCGAAAAAGTAATAAAATTTAATACAGAAATAGTTAATGGCGTTTGTCCAACATGTGATGAGTATACAATGTTGGTAGGCCTAACTAGACAATATTTTAGATGTATGACGTGTGGTGCAGATTTAGAGCAACATGTTAATGGTTGTATAAAATACATACCTCACTTACAAAAAACTACATTACAATCTGTAGTTGATGGATATTTTAGCGATGGCAAAGAAAGCTAAATTTGGCTTAGTTACAGCCCCACGTAATAAGCCTAAAAAGAGGCCTGGCAGGCACAAGAAAAGCCCCAATAAACACGAAAAAAGAATGGGTAAATACAGAAGATAGTAGTTGACATAATCATATAAAGTCCTACATTATAGATATGAAAGAAAAAACAATAACAATAAAAGTTAATGGTGCATTGCAAGGACAATGGTCTAGTTTATTATTAGAATTAAATTTAATGAGGAAAGCATGGAAACCTTACGGTGTTCATATGAATATGAAAGCGTCAGGATTAAAAAATGTTTTAACTCATGGAACGAAAGTAAATGATGGATCTAATACTACTAAACGACGGACTATATAGTCTAGTATCAGTCACAAAAGAGATGATGGAAGGTATTGAGATACTTTCTGACATCAACTGCTTTGATCTTTGTGATATACTACGATTACATTTGACCACGTATCATGAAGCACCGTTTAACGTACACGTAATGAAGGATGGCACTGGTGATCTTATTGGGTGTATTTGTAAGTAGTCTTTTATTATTACCCGCAGTTCTTTTACTTTGGATCTGGGATCAAGAAACACCTACCCTAAAGAGGGAAAAAAGTAAGGGTAGGTAATGGTGAGAAATTATCTCGCCATACCATAATTTTGCCATAATATCAAACAGTTTCTTCAGGAGTGCATGTAAACCTAATATAAATACCGTGTTTATTAACATCTTCTCTGCCTATTTCTTTCATTTTATTTAATGATTCTTCATAGCCAAACGTCATACAATCATAATTGCTATTAAATTTTTCTGGCCATTCATAGGGAGGCATACACGTAGTGTGTATTTGTGAACAAATTATTAAACTTAATAATATTTTCATTGACAATCCTATAATATCACCTATATATGGGTTATTAAATATGAAAGGAAACACGCATGACAGACATGAATAAGTATAAAAATGTTTCTCTAACGAAACAAACATATGCTACTTTAGATAAACTATCAAAGGTATTATTGCCCGATGCCAAATTATCCATAGCAAAGACAATAGAATCAATAGCAAATGAGAAAGTAAAAAAACTAAATGGCAAAATTAAAAAAGGCTAGAGTAAAAGTAATTATTTGCGAAACATGCCACGGTAATGGGTATGTCAGAGTTGCAAAAATTGATGGTGATCCTTCTGTAGATTTTAGAGACAGAAGTGAAGTACATCAATGTTGGGATTGTGACTCGGAAGGGGAATTTTATGAGACGGTTACTGATAATCTTATCGATGATGGTCCTTCTAACAAACTGCACTAAGCTAGAGTTTGATGGATTTGATCCAACAACTTCGGCTATCAAGTGGGTGTTTACAGGAAATAAGAAATGATGCTAAATAAAATTTTACAGTATAGAAAAGGACGAGCTCCAGGTGACAAAAAATGCTACGCGCTAAACACCTCTGGAGGTTACATATGTGAGACCTTTACGGCAACTTGCAGTATTCG